CACTTAATCCTCCATGCCCAATCGCTTAAAGGCGAGTCTGAGCAAAATCTTCAGTTTCGCAAATGCCTGCTTCGTATGCGGATCGGAAATCTGAGCCACTTCCGTCACCACGTCCTGATAGGCCGCCCCTAACTCGGCGTCCAATTTCGGGGCGGGGTCCGTGTAGTCCCGATACCAGATCACATTTCCGTCTGCGTCTCTCAATTCGTCTCTCGCCATTAAGCGAATAACTCCCCTCTTATAAATACGCACGGGCTACCCATTTGCCCTCCATCGATGGTTGGAAAGCTCGCTGGCAATGCCGCGTAGGAACCACTCGCTTTCCAAACGGGATTGTAAAATCCATCAGTCCCAGAGTTCGTTCCAAAAATGCCGTTCGCCAAAAAGTTGCTTGACCGAAATGCGAGAGATCCATTATTGCAGGTAAAGGCAAGCCAATAGAGCTCTCCGTCCTGAAGAATCGTTGATATAGACGCAAACTTTCCCCCGGTCGAGCTGCAATCATGTTCCGCGCCTGCGATTATAAGATCCCTGGGCCTTCCTCCTCCATCGGAGCGGTATATCCCCGTCCTGCAGAGCCCTCCCGCCTGAAGTGTCATTACTATTATTCCAATCTGGGATACCTTGAATCTCCTGCTTGCGATAAATGGCATTGCGTAAACCGTGCCGTTTGTCCCACCTGATCCAAATGTATCACCGATAGCCAGACTCGTGAAATAACTTCGGTTTGCGTCTCCGAGATACATTTCGCCAAACGTGACCACATCTCTCCCGAGTTGTTTACGCATTCGTAATCTTCCCCGTGTATCCAATACGCTTCGATGAAGCATTCGTATTCTTTACTTTCAGGAAAAAAGAGTTGTTAACCTCTATTTCCAGCCATCCCCAATAACCACCCATAGGATCGGAGTCGATCTTTATATCGTTCGTCCCATCGGAAAAATAAACCTCCACGTCCGCCTCGTGGTAGATGTTGTGGATCGTCCAGCCCTCGGAGCCTGCGGTCTGAATCGTGAGGAAAGCCCCCGTTGTGATCAAAGACATCAACGCTTTTACGTCACCTACAGGCATTTTCTTTCTCCTGCTTTCCTGGATTCCTTAGCGGTCTTTTTTGTTGCCATTCGCCATCAGCCATTCCCTATCTCCACTTCTTCGGATGCGTCAGGCGGTCCCAGCCTCCAGGATAATCCTCGTGCCAATGCGTCACGGCGCTGGCCGGGGAAACGTCCCCATCCTTCACGCCGATATGGTCCATGTAGAATTTCTTCTGAGCGTTCGCCCGCGACGCCAGGTCCTGGCTCTTGCTCCGGTGATCAACGCTGTCAGCCCCGATCGTCGAATCGCTCGCATGGGCGTAGATCGATGCGAGCGCGCCCGAGCAGAGGCTCGCGGCCAGGCAGCAAACTGCCTCATAGTCCGAATCCGGGATCGTATTTTGCGTGTCCGATAAAAGGTGAAGCGCCGTGTAACTGACGCGAATTTTCTGAGTTGCAGCCGGCGTGTCGGAGAGAAACCTGAGATACTGCCCGGCCTCCTTCTCGTAGATTTTCCAATCGTCCTCGTCGACATACTGTGGATCCCGCTGGTCAGCCGGGTATTCGATCGTCTGGATGACCGAAAGCTCTCTGTCCCACGAGGTCAAGCTCGTCGAGATCGCATAGTCATACGTGCCGTTGCCCGTGATGTCCTTGACGACCGTCCTCGGCCTGTGCCGGGAATAGGTCTTCACCGCCCCCTGGGAGAAATTTGCGATCTCTGCCGGAGAGAGCTTCCCCGGCTCATCCCTGACGATCTCCCCAACGCGGTCCTTAAATTGTGTGTAGGTATACGGCATCCCGTTCCTCTGGTACGGACGCCTCGCCGAGGCGTCCGTATCCGTCCGATCGTGAATTAACGGACGGCTCGGCGAGCCGTCCCTACCCTATTTTTTTATTGAATCCAATGATCGACTCTGCAATATTCGACAGTCACTGTGTCGCCTGCGTTCGCAGATGTGATCTGGCATTTCGCTACCTGCGAGGCGGAGAGGTCCTTTGTACTGGCCGCTGTGCTCACGACGAGTGCGGCCGCATTTGAAAGGAAATAGCCCGTGCCTCTCTGATGTGCCGTATCCGTGTAACCATAAAGTGTAAATTCTGCGTACCAGTTCACCGCCGTTGCGCCTGGCGCGGTCAGCGTAACGACAGCGGCATCCTTGAGCCATAAGGTAACGACCATAGCGTTGTTGGCACCGGTCTTCGTTCCAGCCATGCTCCATTTCAGGGTCTTTTTATCCCCGAACCACGTGGCCGGGAGCGTGATTGAAGATCCCGTGACATCCAGTGTTCCTGACCCCGCCTGGCTCGACTGGGTGAAGGTCTGGGAGACCACGATGGGCGCGCCTCCCCCGGTGGTCCAGTCTGAGAAGACGCCCGTAGCGACGCGCGGAAAAGAGAACACATAGTCTGTCGCGTTCAGCGCGATGCCTACCTGCTGGCTATATCCGGGTGAGGTCTGAGTGATCAATCCCGCTGTAGAGAGGAATCCGGGCGCCCCCTTCGTCTGAGTAGTCCATCCCGTCATGATCCCTGACAGCATGATTTCGGCTCTGGTGTTGATCGCCCCTCCTCGGGTGATGATGCCTACGGCCGGTCGAAGGGTCGCGTCGGCTGCCGACGCCTTGTAGACCAGGCCATCAGCCGACTTGATGCACACGACCTGGCCTGCGGTAAGCGTCTCCCCCGCAATGCCCGACGTACGTGTCCAGATCACCCTCTCCTGGTAGGCAGCCAGGGCGCTCGTGGCGAGTACAAGTATCGCCAACGCCATCACCGAAAAAATCTTCATCGTTCGTTTCAGTTCCATCTCTCATCCTCCTTTTTTTTAAAGGGACGGATCAGTCCGGTCGACCTGATCCGTCCGATTTTCTTACACCACTGACTTGTCGAATCCTCTGTAGTCTGCGATTTCCCACTCGTACTCGTGCCGCTGTTTGTACTGGAGCTTATCGGCCGTAAACATCTGGCCGACCAGCGGGTTATCAGCGACGAACAACTCCGGTTCTTCCTGGCCGTTCAGGAAGGCCACTTCCAGGAGCTCCACGTCATCGGAGCTCGCGATCAGGCCCCAGTCGTTCGGGTCGGTCGTGAGCTTCAACGTGATGATCCGCTCGTGGTTCGCGCCGAACCGCCCGGCATGGGGGTTGACCGTTCCGGCAATCGGCCAGGGGGAATTAAGGGCCTTCATAATTTCAAGGAGCTCTCTCGGCACCCAGACGAATTTCGGCTCAATGCCAAGCTTCTCGCCGGCATCCTTTTCCGTTTGCGCGAACATGGCGACTAAGCGGTTCGTCAGCGTGGCGATCCCCGTCGCGTCGTTCGTCAGGGTCACGGCGCCGAGGTTGGCATGGCTCGCATGGAAGAGAGCGATACTGTCAGCCTTGTAGGTAGCGTTATTGACGATCTTGTTCCAGCCTCTCCGGGCAAAAGTCCTTCTGGCTGCCCTTCCAAGACGCGAGACTAAAGCCTGCACCGACCGGAGATCATCGTTGATGATGACCTTCCGCGTGATCGTCAGGATGACGCCCTTCTGGTTGAGGCTGTAGCTGATCTCCTCATCGGTGACCATCGTTGCCTCGGCATAGTCGGCGGTCTCGGGATCCACGTCCGGCAGATCTCCAAAATATCCGATCCGAACGGATTCCATCGTTTTGAAATCGCGGGCGACGCGCTTGAAGGAAATCAGATTCCCCTCCTGATAATCGACAGCCCGGTAGTCCTGTACCATGCGCCGATACATGGTATTGCCTAAAACGTAGCTGAACGAGGCTGAGCCGTATGCAGCAGGCAGCCGCATATACTCCATGTAAGACTCGCCGAAGCGCTGGCCGTCGCGGCTCGGAACGCCTCTCACCTCGCTGTCCCCGGTGATCCGCGTGTAGGCGGCCCGGAGCGATTTGAAGGGCTCCACGTCCTTGAATTTATCGTCCACCTTGACCCCGAACAGCTTGTCAAGGGCAGCCTGGACCTTCTCAGGCTCGGCATTCTCGACGCGGAGATTTCCCACGCCCGTGACGATGCCAGATCCGGTCAGTTTATCCAAATATTCCTTTTCCTCCTTCACCGCAGCCCGGAGTGCCTCGGTCTCGAAGACCTTCGCCTCAAACTGTTTCTTGATCTTCGCCTGTGATATTTCCGGAAGGCCCGACTCCCGGAGCTCGTCCTTCAGGATCAGACTGCAAGCCACGATGCGGGTTTCCTGGAGAATCCTCTGGGCCTCTTCTTTTTCCTTCCCCGTGTCTCCGTGTCTCCCCGTCTCCCCATCCGTTTTTGTCATCGCTCCCTTCAGGAGCTCCATCACCTCGTCCTCGGTTATGGTTTTGTCCGTCACTTTTGCCTCGATCCCCTTGTAGAGATCCGGTCTTTGCTGCTTCAAGGCAGCCAGCAGTTTTTCTAACATCTCGTCCTCCTCCTTTTTGCGGCCTGCCATTGCGGCAGCCATGCGTAAGATTTTTCCGCCCGCGATGGGGTCATAGACCACATCCACCGAATCAACCCTGATGATTCGCTCCACGTCCCTCGCTCCTGATTTTCCGGGAGCGGTTTTCCCCAGCACGTCATGAGAAAGACCGACGATATCCTTTTTCCCTCTCGCCCAGGCGTCGGAGATCATATCTCTCAGCCACGACGCGGACCGGAGAATGTTGAGCGCGCCCTCGAGTCCGGTTGCATTGGCCGCGACCTCGGAAAGCCAACCGACAAGATCCCTGACCGATTTCCCGTATGGATTTGTAGGCGCCGCGTGCTGGCCCTGGGAAAGAGCGAAGACCCGAGCGCCGTCGTAAAGCGGGGCGGCCGCCTTCAGGACCTCATAGGGATAGAAAGCGCCTCCCTGAAGATCCGGCCCTGCCTCCACGATCTGGACGCGCCATTTGTAGCCATAGTCGGCGTCGCCCTCCTGTCCCACGGCTGCGGATAGCCTGGCTGACGCCTGGATGCGTACATAGTCCGGATCGTCTACCGGGTCGTCGGAACCTCCCTTGGCCGAATCTCCGATCTTGAATTTCTTTTCCATCCCGGCCAGGCGCTTATCGATGATCCCCCGCTCCTCGCTGGAGTATTGCTCTTTGTCTTTCGGCTTTCCCCAGTAGGCTGCGGCTGCGACCGTCTGCTTATCGTCAGGGCACGGGTAGCGATAGTTGACCGGATCGAGCCAGTCTTCATCGGGCACCGATGACCACTCGCCCGGCTTCGTCACGTGGCCGCCGTCCTTGACCGCAATCCCGAATTTCTTCGCCCTCTCCTCCTGCGCTTGCTTTGCGTCCATCGCTTCCTCCGTCAGCGGGTTACTCGAGTTACTTGGGTTTGTTGGGTTAACCCAATAACTCAAGCAACTCAATGAACCCAATAACCTTTACTTCTTGACCGTGTATTTCATCCCGTCCGCGATCACGATGACGACGCTGTCACCGGCCTCTCTCCAGCTCATCACATCCTTCACCGTCACCGGCCGTTCAAAGGCCTGGCTCTGGATGACCTTCCGGCCATTCTTGTCGATTTCCTTTTTCTTCGCATCGTGATATTTGATCCCCTCCAACCACTTCTTATCGAACTCTGCCATTTTGTTTTCTCCTTTTTTTTTGCAATCGGCGGTTTCGGCGAAACCGCCCTACCTTATCGTCCTTCGTCCCTCGTCTTTCGTCTTTCACGCCCAACTGGCGTGATATGGCACGTGGTCTCAGCCACAATTGATCGTCTCGTCGATCGGCGCAGCCGGATCTCTCGGGTACATCATCTCGACGCCGCCGATATCGAACGGCTCATCGACCGGTACTGTCTGCCCATCAGCAGCCAGGTGGGTCTCTCTCGGCACCTTCGGGTGCCCGACGTGCCGCCACATCTTCTCGAGTCCGTCCACATGCTCGCCAGCCTGCTCCATCCTCTGCTCGGCCGCCGCGCTGAAGACCCGCCCCATCTCCGTTTTTGTGATCACCTCGGCCCTCCGCGCGATCGATCCGAATATGCCCGGATCATCCAGATTCGTCCCGATCGCGGCGGCCACTTCCTGCGGAGTCTTTCCGCCCAGGACGCCCATCATCAATTCGCCCCGGATTTTGTCCCAGGCGGAACTACTGAGGCCTTCGATCTTGTGGAACGCGAAATCTTTAAGTGTGTCCAGTACAGACCTTGAGAGACTAAACCCGGTATAGATCCCGGACACCGCAAGGGGCGCGTCAACCAGGGCCTGGCCCGTGCTCCACGCATCATTCAGAAGTCCTCCTTCCAGGGTTTTCGCCTTGCTCTCAAAATTCCCGATCTGGACCTCGATGGCATCGAGCATCTGCCGAAGGTGATAAGCATCCCAGTCCGTGAGCGCCCCCCTCCCAATCCGGTCAAGGGTCTGTTGCTGCAACTCCTCGAGGAGTTTCCGTATTGCCTCCTGCCCGTCGATGATCGCGGCGTCCTTATCCTTTAATATACGGAGTATTTCAGCATTGACTGTGGCCATCGAATTCCTCAAAACCCGCTTTTCGGGTCAGTGACCTCCTAATTGACCCTCTGAAACACAACCGATTTTACCCGCAAACCACAACGAACCACCACCGTTTACCATCTGAAACAATCCTCAAATCAACAGGCCTTCCGGGAGTGCGTAGGGTAACATGGACCAACCGGTTTTAATGGCCTTAAAACGCAGAATTTAGCTTTTGGCGGTCCTTCCATTCCATAACTCCAGATCTCGGCCTTCCTTTGCAAGAATCTCCCCCTGAGTTACGACCCATTCGTAGACGTGCGGCCTGTAGGCCCGGAGGAATTTACCTATCTTGATTACCGGCATCCCCTTCTCTCTCCACAGGTCGAGCGTCTCTTTCGACAACCCGAGTTCCTCCGCCATTGTTTCCAGGGTAACGATATCCGCCGCATCGATCTTCTTTTTCACTATCCAACCGCCCTATCCGTCATTCCGGCGAAAGCCGGAATCCAGTTACCTTTTCCCCACAACCTTGAACCCTTGACCCTTTGAACCCTGAACGTTCTTCTTGGGGTTCAGGTAATCCTGATTCGCGTTGTTCAACTGGTCCTGTTCGATCTTCGCCTTGACTTCCTCCAGATCGATATCCACGCCGATGAATCCCATGACGGTCGCAAAGAGTTTCCGGGCCGTGTCCTTATCTACCCAGCCCTGCATCTCCGCGCTCACTAAAGCCACGGCCACCTGCTGAACCACGGAGCCGAATTTCGAGACATCCTTTGCCAGGGCCGTGGGCGTCACAACTGTGAAATCCTCTGCCCCAGTCTTCGCCTGCGGCAGATAATTCGCTCGCCGAGCCTGCCTCACCTGGTATCCCAGGATGTTCTCCAGGACGTATTTGATATAATTCTGCTTGTGCGCGATCATCTTCAATGCCGGCAGATCCATCTCTGACGCCGTGGCCCGGTTTACATCTCCTCCTCCGCCGTACCAGTGCTCGGGATAGCCGAACCGCCCCATGATGTGATTTCGGAGGAGCCTCGCCCCCTCATGCGCCTGTGCCGCCTGCAGGTCCGGCGCCTCGGCCTTGAGTGTCACCTTCTCATTGTGGCCAAACACGGACCCTGATTTTTTCTGCAGGTTCTGCACCTGCTCCTTGATCAGCTCCGGCGTCCCTCCCTCTACCAGCATGTCCCAAACAAACGTGTTGAGCATCGGCCAGCGGTCCGCGAAATCGTAAAGATACTGTTCATACGCATCGAGCCAGTCGGCCACAGGAAGAAGTGACGATCGCCCGCGTGGAGAGTTGGTCACGTTGTTGATCCCGAAGTAGAAACATTCCCCGTCCGTGAACTGGCTCCGGAGCTGCTTCGCCGTAGCAGACATGACGTAATCGGCCTCATCCGGCAGGATGATCTGGTATTTTTTTGGCTTCTGGTCGACCCCATAGCCCGCAATCTCCCCGATCCATCCCTTGGTGAGCACACCGATCTGGAGCTTCACGTTCTCGGGGTCTGTCACGACGACCCCGATCTGCGCAGGATCCACGTAGCCTAAACGTACCCGGCCCGTTTGCTGCGCTGTGAAGGAGGGCATACAGAGCTCGCCAAATATGTGGAGCTCGCCCACATGCTTGGGCAAAAAAAGGTCCATCCTGTTGACAGGATCCTTCCAAAAACCGTCCAGGACCTCCTTGATCTGATCGTCCTTGGTCTGGTAGGGCAACTCCTCCGCCAGGATAAAGGCCGTGGTGATATCGATCAGCCATCCAGCCAGGGGATTCGTCTCCCAGAGCCAGTAGGCGATCTCAATCATCCGGTCCTGCGCCGTTGGGATAAGTTCGCGATGCGCGTTCCCGGTCAGGCGCCTCCACTTCGCATCGTCCACGGTCGGCGCTTCGAGGAATGAGGCCGCCTTCAGCCCCTCTTTTACCCTCGCCTCAATCGCCCTCCCGAAAAACCGATCAACGATCTTTTCTCTTATTTTCATTTGTTTCTCTTTCGGCGGTTTCGGCGAAACCGCCCTACCTATGCCACTCTTTTCTGCTCTCTCTCCTGCATTCCTGGCTTCCTCATTCCAAATTCCCGACTCATTACTCCTCTCTTCCTCTCCGCGTGATAATCCTCTTCCGTCGTCTCGCTCGATGCCGACGCCGCCGGCCCCGTTCCCCGGGCTAAATCCACCGCCATTTCAAGAGCGTCCGGACCGTCATCGTGGTCCGCCTTCGGGAAGTGGATGAGCTGCTCGATCA